GGCTTCACCTGAAGCAGAGCAGGCTACTTTAACTAACGGCTTCCTCAGGTTGCCTATCTGGAACACAGAGGAAGTCAAACCCGCAACAGTTTGAGAGCAGGAGAAAATCATGCCGGGAATAAATCTCGAATACGCGACAGATCATATCTGGACGATGGAAGATAAAGAAGGTTTTATCGGCCTTCGTGTAGATTGTGGAGATAGCGGTGTAGTTTATTTTACACCTTCGCAGGCATTGGATGTTGTAGCCGCTTTTAGTGCTCATCTAAATGCTAAGATAATGAAAGTCGAATTCAAACAGTTGTGAGCAGGAGAAAAGAGTACCCCATGTCAAACGTAACTAAGACCTACACAGAACTATCCACTCTTCCCCTTGGCCTAGGACCGGGACAGTTTCAGATTGGTAAATGTTCCGGTATCCTTGACAATCACATGCAGTGCTGGCGCTCGGCTGATATTCTTGTCACAGTCGTTACGCCGACGGAAAAAGAAGGCGATGTGACAGAGGGTGTCTCGTCTTATTACCTCTGCCGCCGTCACGCACAGCTTGACCAGCAAGCATACGAGTCAGCAAAGCCTGTACAGGAGCCGGTTGTAGAACCTGAGCCTGTTCCTGTTGTAGATGTAAAGCCTGTGACAGCATCAACCTCAACCTTCACTCCACCGCCAGCAAAGAAATAATCGCAACGTAGTCGCACACGTTCAACAGGAGCAGGCACTAAATGTCTACTTTACCTAATCCCTTTGCTGGTATGTCAGGAGTACGCTCTGAAGACATACAAGCAGAGGTTCAGCTTCGCATCGCAATCCTAGGAAAGCCAAAGAGCGGAAAGAGCTGGTTTGCTGCTACAGCGCCCGGCCCTATACGCTATTATGACTTTGATAACAGGTCGGAAAGCTTAGAAGGAAAACCGAATCTTTACATTCTTTCTAAACCTACGATGCTTCAAGTGGAGACAGACTTGTCTGTTATGAAAGCAAACAAGATCAAAAAGTTTCCACTTCCTACAACCGTAGTGTTTGACAGTGTGACTTATATGAATCGTGCGATGGAAGAAGAAATCTTCCGCCAAGACCCTAAGCTTTGTCGTACGATTCGTGTAGGCAACAGTACCAGCATGAAGATCCGCAATGGTTGGGATACAATCAACGGTATTCAACGCTATGTTGAGTATCTCATAGCGGAGTTTACTACTCTAGGCACAAACATTATCTTCGTTTTCCACGAGAAGGACGAGAAGGATAAGGCGGAGTCAACCGTAGACAAGACAGCTTACACAGGTCTTGTAACGACTGATCCGCAGTATCTTCAGAATAGCCTCAGCCTTTTCAATGAAGTCTACCGCATCACTGTGGACGGCAACAAGAAATACGAAGTCACCTGCCGTCCAAACTGGGACGTTAACGCATCAACAACCATGCTTCTTGACGATAAAGAGAAGCCTGATCTAATGGCGATGATCGAGAAACATCGGCAAAAACGTGCAGCGCTGCCGAAGAATGCGCTCGTTAAACTGTAGTAGCGACACCGATGGCGCAGCCATCCAGAAGGAGTAAATGTTATGGCTTTTAAAATGGGATTCTCACGTGAAGAAATCTCTGGACCAGTTCCAGTTCCAGCAGGATGGTATACACTACAGATCAAATGCTTTCGTCCAAAGGTGTCGAAGGATAAGGAATCGGTTTCCTTTAACGCCGAGCTTGCTATCATCAACAATCCAGAGTATGAAAACCGACGAGTTTTCGTAGGCTTGAATACCAAGGGCGGCTGGATTTTTCCTGACTTCGTTCATGCTACAGGTTTACAGATGGAAGTTGTGCAGGATGGTAACGAGGGAACCGAGAAAGAGCAGCTTGCGTTGCCTGGAGTTTTTGAGGGCAGCGATACTCACCCAGATGATCCTTCACAGTGGAAGTATGAAGGATCGCTCACGAACGCTACGATGGAAGCTGAGCTTGCAGAGATTCCGGCGTCGGCACAGTACAAAGCAAAGAACGAGGTTCGTCAGTTCAAGTGTGCTGTCGCGGGTTGCACAGACAAGCACTCCACTAATCTGATTAAGAACTAGTACCGTTAGACAGGAGTACAAGATACTCCTGTCTAAAGCTAGAGGCTTTGTTTGATACTTAGCTTCTAGCTTTAGACAGAATAGGAGAAAGGGGAACCATGCAAGAACTGACGAAGGAACAGTACGAGAGAGCGGAAGCGGTGATCATGAGGAGAGAAGCTGATGAGCTATCACAACCTAAGCAGTAGTAGTTTATCTCCTGATGAACGTCAAGAAGAAGCGCAGCGAATCTGTAAGATGCTTGATGATTATGCTGACGAGCTGAAGCAGAACGAGGTTAATCTCGTAGTGACCGTCGAGAACGGCGGCGCTGTGAGTGTGAAGATGTTGTTTTGGCTGAGGGATATAAAGGATAGGGTGATGGGATGACAGTACAAGAGTTTGTGCTTCTTGAATATCCTAACGCTAAGTGTATTTTGGAATGCTCGACAGATCACCTAGATGATTGGGAAGGTCCTGCTTTGTATGATTACATCATAAGAGAAGACGGGAAAGCTATTAGTGATTATGCTCATACACCGTATGATGCATGGGTAGCTTGCAAAAAAGAAATCGAGTCGCGCTAATGCCCTACATCGGTCCACGCGGTACGTCAAAGGCTCGGATATGGGTGCTTGTTCATAAGCCTTTTGGCTCTGACACCGGCACTCTCTTCAGCGGCGGCATGGGTCATATCTTCGAGAAGATGCTACGAGAAGCAGGACTCTCATACTCTGACTGCTACGTGACAGCTCGTGCTCCTAACACAGACGACGCTCATGCTTTCGCAAACCTTGAGGCAGAGTTGAATTTTCATCAACCACCGTTGATTCTCTCTCTCGGCGACGTATGCGGTTGGTTTCTTCCGCCACTACGAGAGCCGAAGAGTATGAACACAAGCGCGGGGCAGCTTCAGAAGTATGCAGGCTCGCTGCTTGAATGCAAGTCTCTAACCTATCCACACTACATGATGCCGCTCTACGGTCCTGATCGTTGCGTCGCAGACTGGACGGAACGGAACATAACAACATACGTTGATCTACAGAAGCTACGTGATGAGTATGAATGGTGGAAGAAAAACGGTAGCTTAAAACCTCTACCGGCACGTGTTATGAAGTATCAAGACATGGATATGGACGAGTTATTGATGTACCTTGACAGGTTCGACGGCGCAAAGGTTATCTCTGATGATATAGAGAATCCCACGTACAATAGCAAGCTGTACGCGCCACATCCGGGGTATCCTCTGCTAATGGGTCTTGCTGATTCTTCCACGTTTGGCATCAGCTTCAAACTCTTCCGCGATAAACCTTCTGAGAACCGTGAACTCTGGAGACGCCTTGACAAACTTTATTCCAATGTCCCTGTGCTCCTTGGACAAAATTTCTTTAATTATGACGCCCTTTTCCACAACATGCTTGGTTTCCGTGTACGCCTTGACCACGTGCAGGACACCCTCATTCGTCATCACATACTCTGGCCTGAACTGAGCCATAAGCTCCAGTTTATGACACGTCAATACACTCGTGAGCCGTATTATAAAGACGAAGGCCACGGCTGGAATATCAGGCACATGGATAAGTATCGGCGGTACAATTGTTTAGACGCGTGTGTCACTATGGAGATTTACGAAGCTCAAGAAGAAGAATTCAACCAAAGGAGTCAGTTGAGATGACGTTTATGATCCAGTACGGCAATAATCCTCTCTGTCAGCTACCAATGCCTGATCCGAAGCATCCAAAGAATCCGCTGATTACGACGTACTGTATGCGACCGGCGGGACATAAGGGAAAGTGCGAGATTGAAGCACAAAAGGAGGATAAAAATGGATAGTGAGAAAGCTGAAAAGTTTGAGGATCTTCTCAGCGCTGTTTTCTACCAAGAGCAAGGTTTTCCTATTAAAGCACTTATGATGACTTGCAAGGAATGTGGTGCGTTAGTTATTTTTGAAACGAGAAAACTTCATTTGGAGTGGCATGACAGACAGAGTAACTAGTTCATACGAACACGCTCTGCAAGCTGCTTATTATCACATAGGCAATCGAGGTATCTGTGTCAACACAAAAAGAATTGCTGAAGCTAAAGCTATCGTCAAAGCAGAAATCACTCGTCAGCTTGCTATCGCGTCAAATCAATGGGGCACGAAAGTATTTGTCGGCACGGCAAACGCACCAGACGAAGGTCCAAAGGGAACGAACGCTGGTGGAGCAATAAATCTCAATGCTACACAAGGAAAGTTCGCTCTCCTAACCGGCCTCAAAAACCTTGGCTACGAAGTAGTAAAAATCACAAAGAAAGACTCGGAGGGAAACTATGAACAAGGATACTCCACCGGAGAACTCGCACTCCAAAAGATGCTTTCGAAGAACCAATTCAATTATCCAGGCGGTGATCCTGCCCTCAGAGCAATTCTCAAGATTAGAGAGCTTGGTAAGCTCAACTCCAGTTACCTTAACGCTCGACTGCTCACGAGAGGGAATGAATCTTTCTTCCTGTCTAACTATAACGTCGCCGGCACCCTTACTGGACGGCGTTCTTCTAGACGACATACTTTCGGTTTTGGTAACAACTCTCAGAACTTTCCGAAGCATAGCGATGTAGCGTCGATGTATCGGCGGTGTCTTGTCTCACGACCCGGAAACATTCTTTTGATGGTCGATCAGATGAGTGCTGAAGACTGGCCTGTATCGGCGCTGTCAGAGAATTATCAAGCGTTGAAAGAGCTACGCGATGATACCGACGTATACGGTCGCCACACTCGTCTTGCTTCTGTTATCTTCGGCATCTCACTCTCAGCAAAAACTCCGGGCGAGTGGAAAGAATCTATGGAGCGTTATCTCGGCAAGAAAACTCGTCACGCCAGCAATTATGACATGAAAGCTGGTAGGATGAGTGACGCGTTGGCACAGGAAGGTTTCTCGTTCTCTGAAGCTGACTGTAAGACGTTGCTTACCAAGGTAGCCGCGCATGATCCTTCTGTACAGAAGGTCTTTCATCGCTACGTACAAGACACCATCAACAAAACTCACACTCTCGTCACGCCGTTCGGTCGTGAGAGACAGTTCTTAGGAGCGAGACCAAATGATTCTAACGCTACCCTCTTCAAAGAAGCTTATGCTTATATCCCGCAATCAACGGTGGGTGACAATACAGGGTTTGCCGTCCTCAAAATGGAAAGTGACTATGGTGTGGATGAGCGTTTCATCGTGCAAGAAGGGCATGACTCGATTGTGCAAGATGTTAGAGACGACGCCGATATTGTGCTTAGACAACTTCTTCGCGTTGTCGATAGCTTTAAACGCAACATCGTGTTTCATAACGGAATCTCCGTTGAGATACCTATCGAAGCAGAGATCGGCTATGACTTTCAAACGACGGTTCGTATAAAGGAGAACACTCTCTCCGGCGTCAAGACAGCAATCGAAAAACTCAAAGATAAGCTAGCGGCGTTAGAGCCGCAGAAGGTGATGGTGACGGTATGAGCTGGTTAAAGTATATCCCTCATCCACATTGGCGTTGGTTAAATTCTATGTGGCTGAACAGTAGAAGCACGCCAAGTCTAGAACGTGTTGGTCGTGTTTGCTTTATTCGTACTTGTAAACTATGTGGTAAGATAATTGACAATGGTAGTAGAAGAGGGCGTTAAGAAAGCCACAACACATGAGCAGGGTCTTACGCAAGCCGTGGCATGAGGTATATTTTGATTGTGTCTCGCCACACACTGATATGCCGGATAACTTCATAACATGGAGTGCCTTCTCTCTGCTTGGCGCGGTGATGAAGAATAATGTACATTTTGAGATCGGCACTTACACACTGTTTCCGAATATGTTCATCGTTCTCGTCGCTCCGCCGGGTATTGGTAAAGGCACTGCTATGAACATCCTTGAAGACTTAATCAAGGACTGCAAGCCAACAGAGATAGTTAACACTCTCTCTGATCGCATAACCGCTGAACGGATTCTCGAACGTATCGCAGATGGTTGGGCTTCACCGCCGAAGATAGTGAACATGCAACTAGCGATGGGTACGAAGGATCATAGCTGTCTGCTCTTTAGCACAGAGTTACGTGTACTCTTGGGTGCTAGCGAGTGGATGTTGGAGTTTCTCGAAGAAGCATGGAGTAAAAAGACATATGACTATCAGACAAAGAATAAAGGCAGCGTGTTTATTGATCACATGTGCTGTTCTCTTCTTGCGGCTAGTGTTCCTGATTTTCTGCGGAATGTCAACAGAGAAGCTCATATGGTCATCACAGGAGGATTCTCTAGTAGGTGTCTCTTTATCTATGCAGAGAATCCTTCAAAAGATTTACCATTCCCTGAGCCGTTAAAGAAGAATGTCCGTTCCAAAGCTTTCTATGACAATCTCATCTTAGACCTGCAAGAAATCTCTAAGCTCCAAGGTGAGTTTGTTATTGATCCAGACGCACGAATCATGTTCACGAAGTTCTTAACCGCCAATCGTATCGCGGCGTCACAAGATGACTCTGAAGCTCTAGCAAACTTTCGTGCTCGTATGAAAGCGCATGTGTTAAAACTCGCTATGATCTTCTCTGTCTCGAAGGGTGACTCGTTACATATTGACCAAATGGACATGCTTAATGCTATTGCTGAAGTAAACAAGATCGTATTAAGCTTGTCTAAGCTCTTCCGCGGCGCCGGTGACGGTATGGATGCCTCTGCTACAGCGCGTATCCAGGATCTAATCGACAAAGCAGGACGCATCTCAAAACGTGAACTACTTCGTGCTCTGCATCGCCACATGTCATCAGAAACCCTTGATCGTATTCTTTCTATGCTTGAGACAATCGGTAACATAACTCAAGTTAGCCAAAACAAAACCACGTATTATCAAAACGTGCAACCGCAAATACCGAAGAATGGGAGAGTGGTACATCCATGACAATTTTTAGTTTTCCGCAGGAGATAAATCCTGAGAAAAATATTATGCCAGAGGATAACAATCTGGGTGCGTTGGATTTTCTCTCCAAAGAGAAGGCTCGTCTCGAAGCCGAGGACGCCGCCGACGCAGAGTTAAAGTCCTCTCAAGAGGTCAGACTCGATGGCTCTAATAAAGTCTCGATGCCAGGATTCGCTTACAGCTTTGAGGCTCTAGGTGAACGTATTCTTGTGAGTCTTGATATTCCGCTGTCAGGCTTTGAGTGCAAAGTCTGCAAAGGCAAGAAACGTATCAAGTACGAGTGTGAGTGTGTAACGAGTGGACATCCTGGAGTAAAATATTCACAAGAAGAACTAGGTAGACTTAGTGATGTACTTGGTGCTGCTGTAGCAGTTGCCAGAGGTACTCAACCTTGTCCCTCCTGCGGCGGCGATCCAGCGTCAGTCCGTCGTAACGACATATGCACCGAATGTAACGGCATGGGTGGTGTGCTATGGATTCCACGTAAGGACAAAGAACTTCCTTGTACCGGCGTTGTTGTTTCTATGGGTAGCATAGCCAGAGAAAAAGCTTCGTTTAAGGTAGGTGATCGTATACTTTTTAGTCAACACGCTGGCTCGATGATCCCCAACAAAGCTGGCTTGCCCTTCAAGTACATGGACTGGTACGCCGGCGCTATAAGAATTGAAGGCGCCGACGAAATCAGTGCATTTGATTTTATCTTATCATCTACAGAGTAGACAGAAAGGAGCGCGAAGCAGCCAGAGCATAAGAAGCCCCACACAGAATAATAGTGTGGGGCTTCTTAGTCGTTCTACTGAATAGCTCGCACGTTATAAACGGATGCTGTTGGTGTGCCGCCCGCAAACAGCGTTGCCAGGCTGTACGGCCCTTTTGTCGCGTCCGTGAAAGTCACTGTCATATAAGCCATCTTTGTTTCTCCTTTTTCGCTTTTCCGGTTGATACTCCTTAGTTTCCCCCACAATGATAAAACAGGTTGCCAGTCAGAGCCGAGAATGTGAAGGTAACTGCTAGTTTGGTCTGAGTGGTATTAGCTACAGGGGTAGCTGCCTGATTGTCAACTGCTGTACAGAAAGCTGCATGCGTCCATCCGGAGTTGGCGAAGGTGATGGTCACGGTAGTAGCTGCACTCAACCCGGTAACCTCACCATCAGAGTTAGTAGAATAAGTTGAGACCGCCCCCACCGAGGATGTGGGAGCCGTGCTAATTACATTGAAATTTCCTGTCACTGTGAGTGGCCCCTGACTAAGCACACCCTCCGGACCGGAAATAACCCCGTTTTGCACATAGAGGTCTTTGCCAACATGCAGGTCATTGTTCACCGAGGCGTCGTCAGTATTCAGGTTGCCGATGTTTGCCCCAGTCATGTTGATTCCTGTAATCCTAAAAATGGTCAGGCCACCACTTGTCGATATGTTGTTCAACGTCACGTAGGCATAGCCACCGCTGATGAAAACATCGTCTACCCCGTAGAGATTGATAGCATCTACCAGTGTTGTGGCCAATGTAGGTGCCGTCGGCGTTCCTATATCGAAGACATGTAAAGCTTTGGGTGCTGTTGATGACCCCACAGTGGAGTTGAAGTCTGTTACATAAGCGTATCTTCCGGCTACCTTGATTGTGAATAAATTTCCAGATGCAACTACAGAGGACGTGCCGATAATTGTTGGTGTAACTCCTGGATTTGACACATCTAAAACATAGAGTTGCGTGGTGCTGATTGTGTAGGCATATCGACCCTGAACGTAAGCATAGGTTCCCACTGTGCCAATAT